AGGCCATTTAATGCCTTCAGAAAAGATGCTACCAAAATATTCGATCAATTCAATAAGGAGTGGCTTCGTACAGAGTTTGATACAACTATTTCACAAGCTCGTTCTGCTTCTCGTTGGCAAGATATTCAAGAAACAGAAGAAGTACTACCGTTATTGCAATATCAAACAGCAGGGAATGGTAAAGTGAGACCCGAACACGCAGCATGGGACAATATAATTAAGCCGGTTAATGATCCATTTTGGGACACTAGAATGCCTCCAAATGGATGGAATTGTAGGTGCATTGTAGAAAAACTAGAGACGGGGAAAGTAACAAATTTGAGCGAACATCTACAAAAAGTTCAGAAGAAATTACCTAAAATAAAGACACTTCAAAATACAGATTTATTATACAAATCAAATCCAGGCAAAGATGTTAGTGTTTAATGTGTTAAGTAAAGAAAAGGCAGGGCTTTCAATATTTAATTTGGATAATGTACTTCCAAATCCCCTGAATAGTCCTCTCTGCAGATTCTTGGAAATGTCATTATATAGGATAGCAGGAAGGCTAAATAATGTCGTTGTTCCATTCCAAATCCTTCTGAATACAGTTGTTTTTTCTTCAGGTTTTAATGCCATTACAATTCATATTCAATATTGATCCATCCCCTATTAAAAGCAGGAACTCCAGATACATCATTATAAGAGACACTATCAAATAAGCCTCCTGTAAGTCGTTCCATACTAACATTGGTTGCATCTATTAATTCAACTCCGCCTTGTATAGCACTCTGATCGAAAAAAGTATTTAAAGGACTCCTATTGACTTCAGCATCATCTTGAATTAGAGCATCAACCCTTCTAACTTTATCGAATTGTGCAGCAGTTAAGTTATGTGCTACTGTAATAGATGGTGTAGTATCCATATTCCACGCACCTATATCTATAACCTTCCTTACTATTGGCTTCTCTCCTGTATCAGTAGCAGCAACAGTACTCAAATTATTAATAGTAAATCCATTAAACGCTAATGAACCTGCTAATACATTGACTACACCTCTGTTTTTTTCATATGTATCAATATTTGCTGCATTTCTGAATGTCTTATTACCAGTAGTATCAAACGTACTTACTTTAGTAAATGAATCCTCTGATGTAGTATCAATACCTGTTTGAGCATCAACCTTTAATAGTTCACCATCTAACATTATCCATCCTTCGGTAATAGCAATATTTGGTGTAGTACCGGATGTAACAACTCCCTGAACAATAAAATTATCTCCAAATCCTCTAAGATGATTATCTAATGCTTGGTATAGTCCTTCATTTCCTGCTACTATTTGTCCTAAAAACCACCTAAAATCGTTTAAAACAAAAGGTAAGCCTCCGTTATTTAGGGTTATAAACCTATCCATAATCTTATGTTAATGAATTAAAAAATTGATTTGTTATGTTGCCTAATTGTACTCCCTCAAACGATCTTCCGGCAGAGTTAAATAAACGTACTTGATTCTTAAAGCGTTCATCTGAATAATTCGTTTGTGCCGTTACATCTAATGGTATTTCTATGCGATAATCAAAGGGAAATACATCCTGGAAGTTAAATAAGAATGTAATTGTGCTGTCTATTACCCAAAATGTAGCATTTGGTGGCTGTTGATTAGTATTATCTGCTATGCACTTAAATACAGTATTATCCTGAACTGCATAATCTTCAGGAGATGCTATATAGGATATGGTTGGATCCCAATTATTATAAAAGAATACATCATCTGCTTGTTCAGCATCATTGAATAAATACAATACTTCACTAACATTATTATTGACTATTTTTATTCTTAAACTGGTAGGATCCCATCTGCGATTCAAGTATCTCTCCAATGATAATGTACCGGCATCAAAGTTTAAGAACTCCTTAATGAATAACTCGAATTGAAACATTGTCGGGTTCTTTTGCCCAAAGCTTTCTATTTCAACTCCATCATTGTTTAATTCGCTCAAAGGCTTTATTGCACTGAATAAATAGCGCAACTTATTAGGTTTCCTTAAAAAATGAGGCAGGGTTTGGTTTACAATATCCCTGAAGTTTATTTGAAACAGTGACATTATATACTAAGGAAAGTAAGGTTACTAATCGTCTTCCAATCAGTTGGATTCAAGTCCGGTTGCTTATTGATACTATTAGCAGCAGGAGTAAGTATAAGAATAGGTGAAGGTTCAGTTACATAATATCCTGCATTTGGTAAGTCTGTCTCAGTAGGTGTTGCCAATACATCAACAAAGGTTAATGCTCCAAACTTTGTTTTTACAACATCAGCAATAGCATTTACTACCCCTCGCGCCAATTGTATTGCATCTGTTAAATCCTGTACTCTAAACGCTGAATCAAATGGTAATCCTTCAATATATCCATCAATAGCAACTTGAACAGGGCTTGTATTGTCTTCAATTAGTGTTCCATCTACTTTTAGTACTAATGGGTCGAATTCTATGGTATATGCTATTTGTAGTGTATCAGGATCATCTGATATTACTAATGTTTTAGTACCAGCTATCTTGAATTGATCTAAATAGGCTTCAAATGCTGTCTTTTCTGAGGCTGTTAGCTTTTCTAATCCACCACCACCATCATCTTTAGCTACCTTAATTGTTACTACTTGGTTTAAATCCCTTGCCGATGCTTGTTCAATTATTTGTTTGGCTATTGCTGCTGCAGTAGTAGTATCAAGATAGATAAACTTTTGTGTTGGTTCATCGAATACTAATTCATCTCCATTTTGAAACTTCTTTGATTCGCTTACATACCACCTAGTTACACCTGGGGTAATTTCCTTTGCTCTGGCTTCTACTTCCTTAACGTGTTCATCAAATAGCTTTTCGTGGGTGAATATGGCAAAGGCTACTACCCAAAACCAGAGCCTCCAAATGGCCACTTTACTAGCTGTGGTTAAGTCGGTTAGGAAAGTCTGTGAAGTATCAGGATTAGGTACTAAATCATCTAAACTGGAAAAAGTTTCCTTTTCGGTTATTATAGAGTCAAATATTACTTGTATGGTGCGTGACATTATATAAAATCTCGATACAAATTAGCCACAAGCGGCATTACACTACTAATTTCTTCAGGCGGTTCTATTGTTTCCGGTTCTTTTTTTTCAACCTCAATTCCTATTTCTTTAGTAACTGTCTCGGGAGTAAATGTGAAGAAGCCAGCTAAATCTTTTATTATTAATGCCTTGTCTTTTATTGTTAATACCTCTTCTGCTACCCATTTGAATCTAAATCCTTCAGGCAGTATTTTGTGTATTACCATGCGTGGCAATAGATCGTTATTTATAACGAATTTAACTTGCCTCATAAATGAGATAACAAACTCCTGAAATAGCCTTTCTTGTACTTCTGCACTACCAACAAATGCCTTTTCATCAAATACTGATACCTGACCAGCAAAGCACTTACTAATTTCATCATTTGATAGCTTAATAGGGCTAATGAATACTTTAGTAGTATCCCCTTTGGCTGTTTCTGCGAATTCTATGGTATCTTCATTATCGGTTACTGCCCAAGCTGCTGAACCCATATTCTCTAACTGCCTTTCCATGTTTTTTCTACGTTCCGGATCTCTGGTATCAGTTTTTCCAAGGCGTATAGGCATACCAAATAGCTCCCCGAATTCCCACATTTCATTAAATAGGTTCTTTTTACTTAAAGCATGAGGGGAAGCTTTATTGAATAGCCCGAAATCTCCTTTTTTGCCTATGTAGATAGTATAATCTTTAAATGGGTCTTCTAAATATCTTACCCCTTCCATATCCTTAATAGGAGCTAAACCGGAATCCTTTTTTACTAAATTAAATTCCGGTACTACATTTTCTCTTGGAACCATTTCAATATCAGGGAACCCATCATCAACAATACCATGTAATTCCACTAAACTAAAGCCCCAAAATCGGCTTTCAATAATAAACTCTAAGAAGTCAAAAAACCATTCCTTTTCTAGTAATGCTGTTTTCTCTTCATCTGGATCACCCTCTTTATTTACTATAGTAAATGATTTGGCCTTTATCTTATTCTTAATGGTATTTAGTATCCCCTCAATATGACAATCAAGCTCAACATCTTTATATACCCTAATTAATTCCGTTCTATTTGGAACAGTAACATTTTCTGCTGTTAATAAGGCTTGTCTCCATCGGCCTACGTCTTCTCTAGTTCGGAATAGTTGACGTTTGACTAACTTTTCAATTATGTTAGCTGATAACGGTTGACGTTTATCAATATTTACTATATCCGCTAATCCTAGCCTATTATTGACGTCCCTTATCATCTGTTATGAAATATTTAACAAAGTTGTCGGTTAATATTAGGCCCATTTTCCAGCAAAGAAAAGGAAGCCATACCCATATTGAAAGGACAATTATTGTCCCAAAAGAAATCTTACCGAGTATTCCCGGTAATTTTTTTTGAATTTTGGCGTATAGCGCAGTCCAATCTATTTTTTTCTTTTTATCTTCTTTTGTTTCTGCCTCCGTTATTGCTTTCTGTAATGCTTGTTTGGCAATCTCTTTGCTATCTTCAATATCATCTTTCATATTGTCGACATTAACATTAACGCTATCTACTAATTTGCTAATGTTTATATTGAATGTCTTTGCCATTACTCTTCAGCTTTATTAATTGAGTGAATGATTATGTTATACCAACCAATTATCTTTTTTGCGTGGTAATCCCTAAATTTCATAGGGTCATGATTAGGACAAATAATATTAAGAGTTTCTGGTGCTCCTATTATTCCTTTCATAAAATTGTCAACATCAATAGTTTTACCATCGTATATTTCTTGAAGATTATCAAAGGCTTCTTCCAATGGAATAGTATCCTGTACTTTGTCGGTATAAGTATTTTTGTATATAACCGCTCCACCTAATGCTTCTAATTCAGTGCGCTTTGTCCATAACCTTTCATCACTCATGAACCTTTGCATATTAATCATTCCGGCCTTATTAGGCTCATTAAATACTCTGCCTTTTTTAGTTTGTCTTGTCATTGGGCTAAACAATCCTTGACGGCCCTTTACCCTATATAAATGATTTAAATCAAGGCTTTCAGATAACCATATTGCACCCTCTTTGTAAGGAGGTTTCTTTTTTGGTTCCTCTACAGCAACATCAAATGTTTTTAGTTTTTCGTCTGTGCTCATATTAAAATGATCCTCCTAATTCTTCTTTTGATGGCCTGATAGCTCCGCTACCACCTCTTATATCTTTCATATTATCCATGTATTAAATATTTCATAAACCTGAATTCAATATCCTCGAAAAAGTCACCCACTTTAGTATTTATAAACAACCGACTCGATACCATTACTATCACTAATGGAATACCAATTATTACCAATACACACCATGCCATCATATAGCTTATTCGTTCATACATTAATATCCATGATGAAGTTTTCTGTTACTACTAAAGGTTGTGTTCTGCCCTTTTTGCTTATCAAAGAATATTGGTAAGTCAGGTGTTGTTTTGCCGTCTTTTATCTCTTTTAGCCTATCCATTGCATCGTCAAATGCTTGGCCTCTTAAATCAGGTATATTGCGCGGGCTTATCAGTTTGTGAAGCTTAAATACGGCAATGTCAATCAATATATTCTTAATCAATCGGCTTCTGTTATCACCTTTAATAAATGCGTTTGTTCCTACTACATTCCATTCTTGCAAATCGGGGGTGAAACCAATTATACTCAAATCACCACTTAGTGAGTCTTCCCTATCATCGCCAAATTGAATAGGTATATTAGTAGGGAATTGCTTAATTGCCTTATCAAACTCATCAAATCCTGCGTGATGTTGATTATGTAGCCCATGACCATGATCGTGGCCTTGAACATGATGGTGTACCCCTTGATTGATGTTTCTTGCCCTATTAGGGTCAAAGTCTACTACTCCAATCTTGTTTGTTTGTGCTGTGCGGTCTGCACTACTATAATACATCTCTATCCTGGTATCCCTACGTATAAAGAAGATAGTTCTTGTCTTATCCCAACCCAATATAGTATCGTGATTGCCGGTGAAGTTATTGGTGGTGAATGAAAAAGCTACATCTGGTAATACTGTTGTTACTATTTTATCAGCATGATATAGACTAAAGTTCTCGGTAATCTTTGTCCATTTAGCAGGATTAGTAAGTGGATTTTCATTTGTTGCTACTGCTCCGGTAGCATTATAGATATCATCATTAAGTACTTTACTAATCTCTTGCTTGAAGCTTACCCT